TGCTTGAACCATCCGTTACGTGTATGCCCATCCTTTCAAAATCAGAGATAACCTCTTGTGCAGATGATGTGCCAAGTTTTTGTCTATTAACAATATATACCTTACCCTTAGCTCTGTTCATCATCTTGGTTATCTCATTGGTTATGAAATCAATTCTATCTTGATGTTGATGAAGTCTGGCTACAACAGATCTGTTTTCACCCATAACCATATTAGGCATGAATACCTTAATCGGTAATTCTACATCACCTGGGTTATCTGTCTTTCTAACGATGTTATCGTCTTCTCCGGTATTGATAACGTATTTATTACCAATCAAAGTTCCTTTATGAATGGTCTTTGTCCAGTAATTTCCTTTTCTTGATTTACGCATCTTAGCGTAATGGATATTGCCGTACTTATCATTTTTCTTTTCGTATCGCAAGTCCTTCATACCAATCCAATACCCGTGAACCACAGCTACCATTGGAACTGAGTTGTACGTATATGCCCAAGATGTAGCATAAGGGTGAGTAGTTAACTCAAGTAATTGATAAATATTGTTTGAGTTAATCTCTTTGATCTCGTTTATCTCTTCCTCAGTTAAAAACTCTTGGTATCTCTCAATGACATCTGTAGTTGCCATGTAATCTACAACTCCAACGAATTCGGACTCAGATAAATAATCCTCATCTTTGCTTCTATCAATGATTAGATTTTGAGGGAGTATAACATCAAAGTATGGTTTGCCATTTTCTATTCTATTCTGAAGCCCAACGTATCCACCAAGCAATAAGTAAAGAAATGCTTGCTTATACTTATCCATGAAGGAGTTTCTATTAAGAACGTCTTCCGTAAGTCTTGTAGCAATAATATCTCCCATCTCTTTGTAATCCTGTTCCATATACTTGTATATGTCCTCAGGTATTTCAAAGTTTTGACCATCATCACCTAATGGATTAAAAGAAGCACCAATTAACTCTTCCATCTGATCAAAGAAGTCCTTAAACTTTAATTTAACCAGTGCCATATTTAAGATCTCTGATTTACGAGTAACTGCCGCTTTAGATGTGATCTTGGTAGCGGGTTCTAGGTTTTCTAACATCTTTACAATGTTTCCAACCATGTAATCAATAAGAGAAGTTATTTTTTGACCGTTCACCCAGACAGTTGGTAAATCGCAATTGTTCTGGTCTTGAGTGGTGTAATAGTAATCTTTATTGTACTGTTTGCCAAGATAGTAAGTAAACATACGTACAATCTCATCAACAGGATTTTCTATATCATCTTTCTTTCTAATCCTGTTCATCCTATCATTCCTTTTATTGAAATGAGACATGATGAATTGGACATTTTTCTTGTACCAGTCTTTATTCTTCTTTTCAGGAAGGACAAATTGATTTGGCTGATTTCTTACTATATATGCCATCTATGACAAAAATACAAATTTTTTATGTATTATATATAATCTCTGCTGTATAGTATTTTTAATACCTTGTAGAGCTACGGTAAAACATACCCCCCTTTCCCCCCTTTCAAGAATACTAGAAAGAAGTTCAGGGAAAGTAGCTTTACAAGTTTAATACCTCGTGTCGCTACGCAGTCTTGGAACAATACCCCCATCACAAAATAGGACTGCGGTGCAAATATATAATAAATTTATCATTGGTCAAGTACATAGTGTCTCGGTTTCAATTTTTTTATGTAGAACTCAATAAACTCTGAGCCTTTTTCTACAATTGTCTTTTCCACAATGAGACGATATATATACCTATCGTTAAAATTGTACTTCTTTTGAAGTATATCGATAAATGGCTTTACTACATTATCAATATCAGATGCTTTATTACTGAGACCTACAATTAGAGATAGTTCTATGGGTTCCTTATCCCAGTTTATCTCAGTGTCTTCAAGCGAGTGAATTAGCTCAATCTCGTATGCTTTATACTTTTTTGTTTTGAACTTTCTGCCTTGCCAAGCCTCGTTAACAGATAAGGGTTTAATCTGTACTTTGTTTGAAAAGAGCAGGATATTTTTCCCAGAGTTCCGTGCCATATGCTTTTAAATCATGAAATATTAGTAACTCCACAGGGAGTCCATAGAATTGGGCGATAATAATTACTTGTGGAAAAGAATAGAACCATCGGTCACCTTTTAACACATCTGTGTAGTATACATCTGTTTGTATGCCCATAAACTCTCTTATTCTAGAAGCTGTAGGTGCAATAGATGTCTTGACTTTTAGATAGTCAATATTGCGATGTATCTGGTCAGATATTTTTTTATGATCTACGTGTATTCTATGCGTATGATACTTCGTTCTTACCTTAGCTATCTCGTTTATCTCGGTTAGCTTAGTTAAGCCTTTCTTTTTTATTTTTAAGACTTCTTGTTCAAACTCATCTAATGTCATCCTCTATTTGTGAGCTAAGTTCTTCTAGGTACTTATCGTTTTCCTTTGCAAAACGCACAACCTCTTTCATGACTAGAATTAGCTTTTGTTGATCCATAAGGGATTTGCCATTTACTATATTATACACATCATGACTCTTGATTCCGTATGGAGAAAGCTTTTCTACAATCTTAGCCATATCGCCTCGCTTCAATTTGCTCTTCAAATCGAGTATGTAGTTTTTTATCTTTTCGTTCATATTGTATACAATTATAAGAAAAAAACTTGTGAAATCCAATGAATTAATTATATTTGCGTATGGCTTTAACTAATGTAAGTGATAGCATGAGTAAGATTTACTTATCTATCAGAGAAGGCAAAGTAGCTCGCAAACAAGGCGAGGAATGGACACAGTACAATAGCGTATCAGGAATGATTCGTGAAATCGGTACTAGAGAAAACAAGTTTGGTGAGCAGGAATGCTACATCATTATTGATGACGCAGGTGAGCGTTATCAGCTACAATTGAAACAGCAGAGTTCTTACTTCAGGGCTTTTGCTTCCATGGCAAAGAACATCGATGTATCTAATGAGGTTGAGTTTATCCCCTTGTTAAAAGAAGAGAACGGAAAGAAGCAAGTTGGCTTGATCTTGATGCAAGGTGGTAATGCTGTTAAGTGGGCACACACCAAGGGGAACCCAGATGGGATGCCTGAGCCAGAGGTGATTCAGAAAAAGAGTGGAGAGAAGATCTACGACTGGAGTGAGCGTGATGCTTTCTTATTGGACAAGGTAAATGAATTAAATGCAAGAGTTAATAGCGGTGATTCTAACGATGATACTGCTGAATTGGATGATGATTTACCATTTTAAAGATGGACGTAGCAAACAAGGACCTAGCCAAGAAAATTGACAAGAAGGTCCAGTCTAAGCACATGAAGCACTATGGCGATGAGCAGAGAAGCATCATCCGTCAGTCTTCATTAAAGAGTGCCGTTGAGTTAATGGGCACTATCGTAACTAATTCTTACATTCACAACAATGATACGGTTGTTGCTCAGACCCTATCTATTGCAGAGAAGTTCGAGGAATGGGTTACAAGATAGTAAACATTGATAAGGAGAGCCAGCTAGATGACTGGTTGGCTTTCCGCTTCAATGGTATAGGTGGTTCAGAGATTGGTACAATGATGGGCGTTAACCCATGGAAGAGTGCCGTTGAGTTATATTATCAGAAGATCGGTGACTTTGATCCCAAGGTAAATTACAATACTCCTATGTTTATGGGTAATGTATTGGAGCCGGTAGTAGCAGACTTATTTGAGTACTGGGACGATGGTGATAATCTGATTACCAATTACGCTTCTGGTTTAAAGCAGAGAAAGTTATATGAGGTTCAAGGTTACGTTCTAAACGATGATTATCCCGGCATGTTCTTTTCTCCTGATAGGATAGTACACACTAAGCCTTTAAAGAGGAAGGATAAATTGATTCAGAAGAATGTTGAGCAGATAGTTGAGATTAAGACTATATCCAATTGGTCAGCTAAGCAGTGGGAGTCAGGGTTGCCACCATCATATTATTTGCAGCTACAAACATATCTCATGGGATTAGATTGTGATGAAGGGTATATAGTAAGCCTCAAAGATGGAAGGGATTTAGATGTTATCTATATAGAAAGGAATAGAGAAGTGGGAGAGATGATATGGGACACCTTTAAAAATTTTTGGGAAAGAGTACAATATGGCCGTCAGGCCATCCAAGAAAAAGAGGATATTCATCAATTCGCACCAGACGCAGATGGGACTCAGAGTTTAGAAAAGTTCCTATCAACTAAGTACAAGAACCCAGAGGAGAATACCATTCAAGCTACAGATGAAGTTGTACAATGGGCCTCAGAACATTTGGAACTAGTAGAACAAGGCAAGGAGATAGATAGAGAGGTAAGGGAGAGAGCAAATAAGATTAAGTCTTATATGAAGGATTTTACTATCTTAGATCTCGGAAACAATGGAAGGGTTACCTGGAGAGCTAATAGCAGAGGTAATAGAATCTTCCGCAATTTATATGAGTCAAAAAAAGAAGGATAAAGAATGGTACGAACAGTGTTGGAATTCCAGTCAGAAGAAGTGTATGGAGTGTGGGTTAGTCATACGACATTTCCACCCGATGTTTATTTCACATATAATTACCAAAGGATCGTTCCCACAGTTACGGAACCACCCAAGGAACTTCATGATCTATTGCATGAATTGTCATCAGCAATGGGAGTTTGGGAATCGGAAAGCGATGAAGACGTATGATGAGGCCCAAAGAATAACAGAAGAATTAAAGAGAGAATATTATGAATCAAAATGATTACGATAAATTAGTTAAGGAGCATCAGATTTTATTCGCAGATGGATACGATGATGCAGTGATAGGTATAGCATATGATGAGGATTTACCCAGAGTAGTGTACTCAAAAGAAAAGATGATTGATATTATGATGGATATGTTTAAAGATGAGGATGATGTAGAGGATCCGTATGCAGAGGCAATTGAATTTCTAGAGTACAATGTATGGGGAGCATACGTTGGGACTGGGACTCCGATGTATATCAATACAGGCACAAAAGAAGAAGTAGAAGAATTAGCAAGTTACTGGGGAGTAAACGATGATAACAAATGAAAGTAATTACAATATGCCTACTGATCGTATCAGTGATTGAGACCAACCAAGACAGTACCGTTTACACTGCTGTTAATATCAATACAAATGATACCGGCAAGCTTTGGGCCCCAGAGCATACTCACGCAGTAGGGGATACAGTAATACTATACTAATCCCAATGCTTATTATACCGCTCCCAGTAAAACTCTGGCATACCGGTAACATAATCACCAACTAGGTCACACTCAAATATAGAGTCTGCTTTCTGTATAAGAGCAGTAGCTATAATATCCTCTCTCTCAAAGCCACGAGAACATATCATATCCACTATCCACGTATAATTGTTCCCAGATAGTACGGCTGCCTCAACTAAGACAATCTTATCATACCTGCCTACTATAGAGTCTAAGAGCAAGTCAAGCTCCTCTATGTACTGATCAACAGACTCCTTAGGATATGGAACCTCCACCATATGCAAATCAGGCATATTCCCCCTATCACTTAAATGATGAGCCACCTGCATTGCTACCCCACTACTATAGTCTGGGCTAACACAAAATACTGCCGTAGTAATTGGCTCAACTTTCGGAAACATGTGTATCAGACGCTGCGTCAATTGATACTCCCTGATGAAATCTATATACATAATACTAATCTATAAATAATCTGTAAACTTCCAATACCTTGTCTACAATCTCATGCCTGTGATTGCTCTCCAATCGGATCATCCTGAAACCCTCTACCTGCTCCTCTACCCTGCGTAAAAAAGATAAGCCACTCATCTTCTTATTCTTTAAATCAATCTGAGCTAAGTCTCCACACAATACCATCTTACTGCCCTTACCCAAACGACCCAATAATGCCTGAGTTTGATTGTCCGTTAAGTTCTGTACCTCATCGGCTATTATAAAGGTATCCACAAAAGTGATTCCCCGTACATAACCCATAGGCAATATCTGTATTCTGCCCTCAGCAATTTCCTTGTCTATCTTGTCCTTGCCATACAACCCATACAAGTTCTGATAAATAGGCTGCAACCAAGGGTCCATCTTATCAGCTACATCACCAGGTAAGAATCCCATATCCTCCCCGGCACTTACCATAGGCCTGGTGATTACAATCTTCTCTACCTCCCTCCTGAATAATAAGTCTAAACCAATAGCCGTTGCCAATAATGTCTTTCCACTACCGGCTACACCCGTGATAACAGATATGTGACTCTCTAATACAACTGCCTTGGCTAACTTTTGCTCCTCATTGAGCTGTATCTTAAACCTGATTGAGCCCTTTGGTTTTCGCTTGGCCTTGAATACCTCGCTATTATGATCCTGCACATAACAAAGATACATAATGCCCCCCTTTTAAAATAGCCCCCCTAGTCATACTTTAATTAGAGTTTGTGCAAGGTGTGAGGGTA